GACATCGTTTGGGTTCCACAGTCGTCAGATGACGAACCACCATTTTGAAGGGAGAACAAAATGAAAAATATCATCAATACAATTAAATCATGGTGGTCGCGTCTTTGGGCGCGTAACCACATTTCTGAACCTGTTAAGAAAAAAGTAAAGCGACAACAGCGTGACCGTTTTCATCACGGTTCGCATTATTATTTGACCGATTTGCTAGATCAAATGGATCGTGCGTTTGAGGGGATGAAGGCGCTAAAAAAGGCCGGTCCAATTGCATTTCGTCGCTTTCAAAAGATGTCGTGCAATGTGTATTCCAAAGATTATATAGCGTATGCGGGAGATGGCAGGGAGTGGGCATCGCAGGGCAATCAGTTTGCGATTAAGGTAAATGAGATACCTGCGCAAGGTTGTGTTTTTGTGCCTCATTACTGGGATAACGAAGATCGTGAACTTTGCTTTCCTATTTTTATTTATTACAGTCGCATTAAAAAGCCGATCAATGTTCAGCAGGCAAACGGAGTGGTTTTAGAGGTTGGCATTTGTTGGGGCCGTAGAGATGATCCCGTAGTTGCAGAGACTTTTTTTGTATCCGTTAATGACGATTGCAGCGTACAGGTTTTAAAGACATTAGTGCCGAAACACGAAAAAGTGCAGCGTAAGGTCAAGCGCAAACATACTCAAGATTTTTCAATCATTCGCACAACGTGGATTGAGCCAAGGGTTTTGCAGGATATGAGTGAGCATCGTAGCGAAACGCCAGAGGAGACAGCCTATTCGATGGTGTGGATGGCAATAAATGGATCGCTGGCAACTGATAGCGGGATCAACGTCAGGGTTTCTAAAGGCACGAAACGTGTGACTTTCGCGATTGACATGTTGCGGACACCTTACTTTTTCAAAGATCGTGAAAAGGTGGTTAATGAGAACGGAAACACCAAAAAGATTTTCCATATCGTTGCAGCGCATAAACGAGTGGTCAACGGCGTGGAACAAGTAGTCAAGAGCCACACGCGCGGCCTGCGTAAGTTTATGTGGAACGATTACGCTGTGAACATTTTGTTGCTAGGTAAGCATGTTCATTCCATCAATGAGTTTACATCACCCGCTATTGAGGAAGTGGACGCGAAAGAACAAGGCATCAAGACGATAGAGGCTGGCGAGGCGATGGGCAAATTGTCAAAAATATTTGATGATGCATAAAACAAGGGGGTTTCGGCCCCCTAAACTTTTTTTCAGATATGTGCATTTTAGGGGTTTACATTACCCTGCGAGGTAATTACACAGGTGTTACACACAACGAAGGGAAAAATAAATGCGTGGACGTATTTCACATCATTGCACAACAACAGTTTATGTTCGCAACATCGAACTAGACGTGGTATTCTTGGGAACGCTGGACTTCGACGAAGGCATCTATGAGGTTGACGATGTACACTTGTCAGAGGGTCGTGACAAAATCAGCGGCGTAGAGGCGTACAAAATCCCACCACGTTTGCACAGCTACATCATCAAGCATTGCCAAGAAGATGCGCACTATGCAGCATGGGGATCGGCGTAATGCGTTATGGCAAGTGGACATGGGAAGATGTTATCATCGGGATCATCGCTACGGCGGTGGTTCTCACTTGGGCAGCAGGTATCATAAAAGGGTGGTGGTAATGACTAAAAATCAGGAATTGAAATATTTGCAAATGGCGGTGAATTTATGCAACGCGCACATCGCCAACCCGCAGATGCCAGCAGAGAGTGGCTTGAAAGAAATCAAGGGGTATTTAGAGCGCGTAATCGAACACAAAAAAAACGAGAACCCAGACATCACTGGCGTTCCAATTTGAGGGAAAAAATGGTAAACATAACGGAGACATTTACAAAGATGTATGGCCGCCCACCAACGCAAAGCGAAGCCGCAACAATGTGGCGAATGAAGCGTGAAATGGAAGGCTACAAAAAAGCAAAGGCTATGGAAGCCTCACAGGTAGCCCCGCAGAAGCGTAAGCAAGAGCCGCGCACCCCAAAGATGGCACCGCGTGAATACAACTACAGATGGCCTCACAGAGCCTCACAGCTTGCGCAACGCATTAACCGTATGCTGCATATACAGATGACGGTAAAGGACATTGCGTTCGTAGAAGGGGCAACCGAGAACATGATAATGGCCGAGATCAACAAGTGGACATTGCCACGCCAGAACACAGAGGTTTACAAGAAAGTGCAAAAAGCGTAAAATCGTGCTACGATAGTTAGGGAGTGGATCACGGGCTTTAAGCGTCCCTCCCTGTGCTTATCTGCCTCACTCAACTAGCCTCTGGTGGTGATCGCTCCCACTAGGGGCTTTTTTCTTTGTATATTCTAGGTTATATTACACTACATATAGACGCACCCACAATGGACGGTACTATGGCGACAAACAGCGAACAACGCTCTAAAGTAGAGGGAAGTGGCCGCAAGGCTGGTACACCTAACAAAACATCTGGCTTGATGAAGAACAGCATTATCCTAGCAGCAGAACAGGCTGGTCAGGATATGGTAGAGGAACTGTACGGCGAGAACAGCGATCAGGCCGATCCACGTTTCGTTGAGCAAGCGCGCAAGGACGGGATGACCGCATATCTGCGCATACAGGCCAAGGCTAACCCGCAATCGTTTATGACGCTGATGGGCAAGGTTCTACCGATGCAGGTCAATGCCGAGGTTGCTGGTGATGTTGTTCATGTGGTCAAGTTGAAATGGCAAGACTAGTCGAAGTCGTACAAGAGATCGCATATAAGCCCCGTCCGCAGGCCAAACCTTTCCACAACAGAAGTGAACGCTTTGCGATTATCGTGGCCCACAGACGCTTCGGAAAGACCGTGGCGGCGGTAAACGATCTGATCAAGGAATGTTTCACCAACCCGTTGCCCAACGTCCGTGTGGCTTACATCGCGCCGTATCTGTCACAGGCCAAGGCAATCGCATGGGACTATGTGCTAGAATACACCCGCGACATCCCGCAGATCAAAGTAAATCACAGCGAACTGCGTGTTGATTTCGAGAACGGTGCGCGGATCAGGTTGTTCGGCGCTGATAACTACAATGCAATGCGCGGACTTCGGTTCGATTATGTCGTGTTAGATGAAATGGCAGATTTTCCAGCATCCGCATGGCCAACCGTCATCAGGCCAGCACTGGCAGATCGCAAGGGGGCGGCTACGTTCATATCTACGCCCAATGGCAAGAATGAGTTTTGGGAACTGTGGGATGCCGCACAAGACGATCCAGAGTGGTTCACGGCGATGTACAAGGCATCGGAAACGGGAATACTGGATCAGGGCGAACTTGAGGCTATGCGCAAGGCGATGGGGCCAGACCGCTACGAACAAGAGATTGAGTGCAGCTTTGAAGCCGCCGTGGTCGGGGCGTACTGGGGTCAGGAAATGAAAGAACTGACAGAGGATGGCAAGGTTTCGTCCGTCCCATACGATCCAGCATTGCCTGTCATCACAAGCTGGGACTTAGGCGTAGGAGACAGCACCGCAATTTGGTTCGCCCAGAAATACGGGACCGAGACACGCTTCATCGACTATTACGAGAACAACGGTGTCGGGCTGGATCACTATGCGCAAGTGCTGGCCGATAAGGGATACTATTACGAAAGCCACATTCTGCCCCATGACGTGCAGGTGCGCGAACTAGGCACGGGTCACAGCCGACTAGAAACACTGGATGCGCTGGGTGTACGTCCTGTCGAGATTGCGCCAAAGCTGGCGGTGGATGATGGCATTCAGGCGGTGCGTTCGTTGTTGCCTCAATGCTGGTTCGATGCAGAGAAGTGCAAGCGCGGGATCGAAGCGCTGCGCCAGTACCGCAAAGACTATGACGAGAAAAACAAGTCGTGGCGAGGACGTCCGCTGCATGACTGGACATCACACGGCGCGGATGCGATGCGATACCACGCAGTTGGCTATAAGCGCGCTGATAATTGGGGCGGTGGCCCGATCAGAAGGAATTTGCGCGGCATCGCTTAGTGTGCTATGTTTGCCCTAACTAATGGGGTTCACATGGCAAAGAAAACCACCAAGAAGAAAACTGGCTTGTGGGATAACATCCGCGCAAAGCAAAAACGCATTAAGGCTGGCAGCGGCGAACGTATGCGTAAGAAGGGCGAAAAAGGTGCGCCCACAGA